TTTCAGGGCCCAATAACAAAAATAAAATAGCAATTGCCAACTATCCGGCAACAGTAAATAAAATAGGTCTTTCGAATGTGGATTTGGATATTATAAAAGGAGAAATGCACGATTTAAGGCAGTTCTGTAATATCTATCACGTTCCATCTCAGGTGTTAAACGATCCCGAGAACAAAGCCGAAGCCAACGCCAAAGAAGGACAAAAATCCCTTTGCACAAACGCCACACTACCGCTATTATACAGCCTTGAAGCAAACCTTAACCGTAAACTCGCAACCGATTGGGGTTACAAAGGAAAAGGAATTGTTATCGGCCCTGATATTTCTGCATACCAGGAGTTACAGGAAGATAAAGCAACTCAGGCAGCATGGTTGTTTAACACGGCCCTACCTATCAGAGAGAAATTAAAGATAATGGGATTAAAAATCCCTGATTATATGTCCGATGATTTACTGAATACAGTTTATGTCGGCACCTCAATGCAAGCCCTCGAACCTAGCCCCGATTTAATAGACCCATTGGATAATCCATCAAAGGATCAAGGTGAATGAAAAAGAAAAGGCAGCTTATTACAGGAATTACAAAAGTCTTTACAATAAGCTAACAAACACATTTCGCCCAAAGGTTGAAAAAGCCTTATGGGAAATGATAGATCAGTTCTTAGTTCATTACCGCATCCAACACCATGTCACGCCGGATATAATCCATTCAGCCCCACTAAAAAAAGCCCTTAAAAGACTCTACATCGTTGGGGGTGTTTCAAACGCTACCGTAGTATGGAAGAACATTAAAAAGCAAGTTTCAAAAGGTACAGGAAATCAAAACTTACGATGGTCATGGGTAATAAATGAATACTTAAAAAAGCATGGCCTTGAAAAAGTTACGATAGATATAACAAACACGCTGAAAGATCAGATTAAGTCAGCAATTATAAAAGGTCAGAAAGCGGGTTTAGGCGTGGATGAAATAGTAAGAAGCATAGAAGATAGTTCTTTTCCAAAATGGATGGCGGCGAGGATTGTTCGGACAGAATTAAATCAGGTAATGAATACTGGCGCAATGGTAGCGGCGGCAGATTCAAACATTGTTTTAAACAAGCAATGGTTAAGCACACTTGATAATCGGACAAGACGGATACCAAGAGATCAGTACGATCATCTGCACATGGATGGTACACAGGTAACATTTAACGACAAGTTTATTGTTCCCTCAACCAAGACAGTAGATGCAATGCTTTATCCAGGGGATCCATCAGCAAGCATTGGTAACCTAGCAAATTGTAGGTGTACTGTAGTATTTGTTCCGGCGCGCGATTCAAATGGATTGCCAATAAGAATACAACAAAATCAGCCATCAATAGACAACTCAGTTGCACAAACTGAAAGACCTGTTCACCAGGTTCCGGCAGGTTCAACGTATAGCGTGTTTCATGAACTACTAAGAACCGCAGCCGAAATAGGAGTAACGCAATTTATAGTTAATCAAATGCTGAATGAAGATTCAGATAAAAACTAAAAAAGATGGGTGAGATTAAAGTAAAGCAGATTGAGTATAAGGATACTTCCGATGATTCAGTAATGGATGTGGATACAGAAAAGCGTACCGCAAAAGTTATTTGGAGCCGTTTAGGCAACAAGGATTTGGACGAGGATATTATTTTACCGACAGCTTACACAAAAACAATCTCAGAACGTGGTCCGCTAGGCAAACAACTTATCTGGTCATTAACCGATCACAGGGCCAGTCTAAAACACGCAATTGGTAAACCAACGGAATTATATGTCGATGGCGATAAACTTGTTGCCGTTACAAAAATATTGGACACGCCTTTCGGGGATGATGTGGCCAAAATGTACAACGCCGGATTAATCAATCAGCATTCGGTTGGCTTCAGTACCATTCAATCAGAGTACGATACAAACACAGAAGTAAGAACCTTAAAAGAATTAATGCTTTATGAAGGTTCAGCCGTGTTATGGGGTGCCAACCCTGAAACGCAGACAATCGAAATGATGAAAGGATTGTCTTTCGATGAACAAAAAACCGGATTAAACAAACGCCTGGAACTTCTTTTAAAAGGGTTCAAACATGGCACCTATACCGATGAAACTTTTTCTCTAATCGAGATTGAAATAAAACAAATCCAACAACTCATAGACCTAATCACCACTCCACCCGCGCCCAAAGGCGCAGTGAAGCCGGAAGTGCCAAAGAGCCTGTTTGATGCGTTCCAAAGTTTAAACAAATCACTCACCATTAAAAATTAAAAAAAATGGAATTGGAATTAATAGAAAAAGAGGTTAAGCAAATTGGCGATAACCTCAACACGTTCAAATCCTCTATCGAGGAAATGGCGAAAAAAAGTGGCGTTGATGCGGGCGAAGCAAACCGCATAGCCAATGAAGTAAAATCTAAACTGGATAGCATGACTTTTGCTACTCCTGAAGATTTGAAAAGTTTCAGCGTTGAAATGCAAAAGCAGTTCGATGAACTCGCTTCTATTGCAAAGAAAGCAGACTCTGCCCGTCCCGAAACAAAAGGATTAGATTTTGCCATCGAAGAAAGTCTGAAAGACTTATTCCCTAATCGGGGCGAAAAAGGTGTACCGGGTCAATCTAATCTGTACAAAAAAATGAAATCGCAGAACGATAAGTTCCGCATCGAATTGCCTGAGTTAAAAACAATGACTTTGGCAGCTTCCTTAACCGGTAGCCCACAGGCTTCTTATGCAACCAATCAGGGTATTCAGCCTGCGCAGTTGGTTAATCTGCGTGACCTGATCCCAACAATGAATACCGAAACCGGATTGTATGTTTACTACCGTGAGCCTAACCTTGCAACGAATAACATCGCTGTACAGTCTGAAGGTTCTGTAAAAGGCGAGAACTCATACTCTCTGAGTGAGGTACGCGTTGTTCAAAACTACGTATCAGGTTTCAGCCGTTTCTCTAAGCAGATGATGAACTCATTGCCTTGGTTAACTCAGGTTCTGCCAAGAATGTTAATGCGTGATTTCTACAAAGAAGAAAACGGATTGTTCTACAATGAAGTAATTCAGGCCGCAACCGGTTCAGCAACAACAAGCGAAACTGATAAAGTGAAGAAGTTCATCGATTATGTTGCGAACCAACGTACCGCCAACTTCAACCCTTCATTTGCAATCGTTTCTCCGGCTGACCGTGCAGCATTGGTTAAATCAACTTACACTAATGGTTACTATCCTGGAGCCGGTACCGTATTGTTCAACGGTTCTACTTTGACCATTGATGATACACCTGTGGTTGCTGCTTCATGGGCAACTGTCGGTAAAGTGTTGATCGTTGATAACACCTTCCTTGAAAGAGTACAGGTTTCCGGTTTGGCAATTGAATTGTCCTATGAAGATAGCGACAACTTCCAAAGGAACTTGGTTACTGCACGTGTGGAGTGCCAGGAAGAAATTGTTCTGATGTTAGCTAACTCAGCAATCTACGCCACTTTATAAAAACTAATGGGGAGGGGTTAAAATCCCTCTCCATTATTAAAATAAGCCATGAATATACTTTGCCACGTAGAGAACTATCCACCTTATCAAAATTCAGGAGCGGAAACATATCTACACTCGATAAATAAATTTTTGGTTTCGCGCGGGCATACGGTTAATGTGATGATGATGAAAAGGCCTTGGGCTGCAACATATACCCACGATGGAGTGAATGTATTTCCGATTGATGGTCATTATGGAAGTCGAATAGTGGATAGCGATATAGTTATAACGCATTTAGACGCAACATTCGACACGTGGAAAATGGTTAAGCGAAAACCAATTCTATGGATATGTCATTCGGGGTTTGATTTCCCAACGGTACGAACCCATAGAGAGATAAATGTTCTTTATAACAGTCATACAATAGTGGAGATGGCAAGATATCCAAATCCACATTACGTATTGACACCGCCGGTTGATATTGATTATTTCAATGTCTGTCAAAAGCCCGAAAAGAATGAGTTTATAACACTTGTAAATATGAACGATTCAAAAGGAGGTGGGATTTTTTGGAGGATAGCAGAAATGATGCCCGATAAAAAATTTTTAGGCGTAAAAGGTTCATACGGCAATCAATTAATAGGAGCGGCAAGCAATGTGACTGTGATAGAGAATACTTCGGATATGCGGGAAGTGTATAGCAAGACAAGGATTTTACTTATGCCATCGAGATATGAAAGTTACGGTATGGTAGGATTGGAAGGTATGGCAAACGGAATCCCGGTTATTGCGCATGATGGTAAAGAAGTGTTTGGATTAAAAGAGAACTTGGGATATGCGGGCATATTTATAAATCGGGATCAACCAGAAAAATGGGTCGAAATGATACGCAAACTCGATAACAAAGTGGAGTATGGCAAAGTAAGCAAACTGAGTCGAAAAAGGGCTGAAGAACAACGTGCAGAAGGTAAACTCGAAATGTTCGAAGAGCATTTACACGTATTGGCGGGTAAGCAAAAACAAACTCACGTTTCAAAGCAAGAATATGCTCAACATAACTAATTCACCATATCCATATTTAGGAGCCGTTCCTAGTATCAACAGAATTGTTGATTATAAGTTAACGGAAGTGGGTTATTCTGAGCCTATTGATTTGGCAACGGCAAAATTGTATTGCAGGGCCCTAACCGGAACGGCAGAAGATACAATTTTTACCCTTTTGATTACCGCAGCAAGGCAAGCTATCGAGGAGTACACTTTATTATCTCTTATCCCTAAAACGGCTCAGGTAATTATCGAAAATCCGGCAGCACCAATGGGCGTTCCTTATGGGCCAGTTGTGGGTGGAGTTACATATACTGATTCTAATGGTAACCAAACATACCCTATGCAAGTGGGGTTTGATTTTCCGGAAGTATTTACTTATACAGGGCAGTTAACGCTTAATTATTCATGCGGATATACTTCGAATGGTTTACCAAAGGAATTAATGGTTGCAATACTTGATCAGATAAATTTTATGTATGAGAATAGAGGAGATAATAGCGATACCGCACTTGTCTGCTTAAAGGCTCAATTGGCTTGTAATAAATATTCTCGTAGGGCATTATTCATGTAGCATCAAATACAAACAAATGAAAAAATTATTATCTTTTTTATCAATATTCTTGGTCTTTGGTTTTTGTGCTGATGCGCAAATAGATATTTCTCAGGCCGGGAATTTTGCTGTAATTAAAAATGGGAGTACGTATGTTGGCTCATATTCTTTGCCTACATTAAGTATCCGGGTGGGTCAGATAACTTCATCTGATACTATCAATGTGGTTATACAAATAGCCAACCAAAATGGAACAATAGTTGATCAACAAATTGCCGCAACAAGCGTATCAGTAAACACGGTATTAGCGGTTGGTTATATTGATCTTAAAAATAAATTAGCTTCTGCGTTTCCTTATCCATCAGGAGGAGGCGGAGCGGGGTCAAACGTAGCTGTAACTAACTTTCCTACTTTATATCCCGGGGATTCGACTAAGCAAAAACAAACCGTTTATATCACAGGTGCAAACTTACTTCCGGTAGATAGTACCAAAGAAAGGGCTGCTACATATATTATAGGATCCAATAAGTTGCCATTAGATAGTACTACGCAAAAGCAAAGTACATTAATTATCGGCGCAGGATTAAATGCATTAAATAATATTTATACTCAGCTTACATTGCCATTACCTACGGTTGCAAATGGAACTATTGGTGCAGTAAGTCTTTCAGGAACCAACAATATTACTGTTACAAATGAGTATGCAGTGGCTGCATCTGACTCAGTTAAACTTAAACAGTCTGTATATATTACTGGTGCGAATAAATTACAAGTAGGGGTTGATTCAACAACCACAGGAAAGAACGTAGTAATTTCAGGGGTTGGATCAAACCCTATCCCTATTACTGGATCAATAAGCAATGCCGGCTTTTCTGTTACTAATACCCCCACCATAGCAAATACTGGATTTGCTGTAACTAATACACCAACTGTAAATATAAACGGAACAGTACCCACAAGTATTGCGGGAACGGTGGCTATTTCTGCAACAGGAACAACTCCAGTAAGCATTGGGGCAACGGTGACAGTAACAGGTACAACTTCAATAGGTAATACTGTAACAGTAACAGGTACAACAACATCAACAATTGGTGGTGGTACATTGCCAACGGTAACAACCGTTTCCACTCTAACCACTCTTGCCAACGGGCAAACTGCATCAGGTTCAGCCGCCACAGGATCAGCATTAAGAATTGGAGGTAAGGTTGCACCAATCACAGCAGCTACTTTAGCAGTTGCATTAACTCCCGGTGTGGCTTATGATGTAGCTTTAACCACAGGTCAGCAAGAAATAATTAAGCCATACCAAACGGCAGAATTGGATTTTACTTTCAACGTATTTTCTACACTTTCCACAACTTCAGTACAGCAAATTATTCCCGCATCAGGTCAGGCATCAATCAGGAACTACATTACCAGTTTGTCGTATCAAACCGATGCGCCAGGTTCAGCCGGTAATGCTTGGATATTGG